CAAAGAGGGTTTGCCGCTCCCGGTCTTCCCAATCCACAGGATAAGGGGTAACATCAACGGCTTTAGAGGGAGAGTGATTATGCCTGCCATTAGGATACCGAACCTTAGTACGTTTTTCATCATATAATTTATTTTGCCTTTCCTTATTCCTGTAACCTTCTAAAATAGAGCAATCAACGTGCTTAATCACTTCATTAAACACGTCTTGCAATCGTTGGTCACAAGTTGCTAATCGTTGTTTGGATCGTTTTGAATACCTTGGCATGTATATATTTCGCTACCTTATCTTAGCTATAAAGGAATACAAGGTGCAACAGATTTAAACCCTTGCTCCCGTCATCCAACTATATGCTTTTTTTGTTATGGATGTTTTGTTTTGCACATCACCTTTCATAGCAACCTCTTTAGAAGTCTTTGTGCTTTTAGGAGCCCTTGCGAAATAGTCCGCATAGTATAACGCATCCATTACATCATCGTTTTTTGGCTTAGGATGCTCAAAGAATTCATCTACCAGCTCTGTCATTTCTCTTTGCAAGTAAAGCTTTTTAGAGTTGACCAGAGGGCCAAGGCTTGTTTCCAACCTGTCTTGCTTTTTAATTCTAGCCGGAGGCTTAACTCCCTTAAAAATACCCGGAAGAAGTCTTTTCTCCGTTGAGGAAAGCCGTGTAACCATATCCCGAACCATCTCCTGTGCCGCAACCGTTTCAATAGTGACCCTTCGTACCGGAGAATACTTCTTTGCAAGACGTATAATTTCTTTTGGAACATCGAATGTAGGGATACGCTCACGGAAATACTCCAAGACATAACGATTATTACTGGAATCAATGCCCATAACAAGTATGACTTGGAAGTCAGAAGTCTCAGAAGCTGTTGCCGCAAGGTCAACACCCATGTAGATATTGATTGGGATTGCATCATTACCGTCTATAAGATAGTTAAATCTATCTTTACATTCAACCCTCCCGTTGTAATATTGTATTCTGTCTATTTTAAATGAGGCATTCGTCACATCTCGAGCATCATTCATATACTCCTGAGCAAACTTATTAACCAGACCAGCTTCAATAAACTCTCTCTTTTTTGCCTTAAGCTTCTTTTTAGAGAACTGGGAAGCCCACAACGGTTTGTCATCTTCTATTGCTCTGTAAAAATTTACATCCCAAGGATATTCTCTTTTGTCTTCTTGTGCGTTTTTCCAACCATCATACGTCATTTGCAGGTAAGAATCATAGTGTACAATAGTCCCAGAAAGCCATATCCACCCCTCATTCCCCGGAGTTTCCTCTAAGGCAGGGTATACTGTGGATACTATCCACTTTTTGATGTCAGCACGCCGTTCTGGCGTTTTTGTGTTAAGCTCTGATTCAAAATCATCAAGAACGATACCTGTATAGCGCACATCTACTTCTGCCCTACCCCTAAGCCTTTGCGATGTACCCTTGGATATGACCCTATCTCCTTTGGGGGTAACTAAATCTTTTTCTGTCCACCTCTTTCCCACACTGCCACCATCCATGTTTCCAAAGTAGTAGCGTATCATCTTGTTGTTTTCAAAGTGAGAGCGGATATACTTTAAGTGGTCAATAGCCTGAGACTGTTCTTCTGACACCCAAGCTATAAAATGCTGGTCTCCTTCTTGCGCAAAGCACAATTTGTGCATAATAGCCGCTTTTGCTATAACTGACTTGCCATGACCACGTGGTATAATATTACATATACGTGCTCCGGGTGCAGTGTCTATCATCTTTTTTGCCATTTCGTAGTGAAACGGTGCTGATTCTGATTTCTTTAAGAAGTCATTAGGGAGAAAAGCCCTGCCAAAGTAGATAAGGTTTGTATATGCCTTGGCAAGAACCTCGTCTTTCTTCTCCATCTCTGATGGTGGAGGGGTGATGTTAAAACTCATTCAGATAGTTCTTTTTGTTTCTCTGGTAGTATTCCCTGCTCAAAGGCTTTTAGCTTTTCCCTGCTAAACCCACTGAACTCTTGTATGAGAGCCACTGAGTCTACCTTCTTTTCAGTAGAGAGTAGACCAGATATCTTCATGAGGGTCTCTATAGCCCTCAGTTTGTCATTATCTTTGACCTCTGTCTTGTCAATGACATCTTTTGTGGTTTCTAGGAGGTATCGTTTCGTAATACCCACTTCTGACATTAAATTTTCTATTTCTTTATCCACTGCCTGCCTCACTGTTTTGTTTTTAAGTAATAGTGTCGACCGTCTTTCTGCATGGTCTAAGCTATTTGTTTTAGGAAATGCTTTTTGATAGGCTTTTACTGGTTCCATTCCATGTGCTATATATTTTGCAAAGCGTTTTTTAGAATCTGTCATGTACCCCGATATGCTTAAGCTATGACTAGTTGTTTTTGCAAACCGATACATATCATCTTTGACAGAACCAATAAAGGAAGTATTCCCTCTCAAGCTGAACATACCAATAATAGTTCTGGTATAGGGGGTTTGTTTGTTTTTCTTGAAGGCATACGAACCTTTTTTTAATATCTGAACTATTTTGCCATCGTCTGCAAGACACCAATCTCCCTCTTCTGCTTTCTTCCAGTCTGTAATCAGTGGCGTATTAGGATGTGCCCTACGAAACTCTTCCTTAGACTCGTAAGCGTAATGCTTTTTTCCTTTAATCGTGCGGCTTAAGGGCAATTCAGTTCTTTTCCTGACTAGAAAACGGGCCTATATCAAGTATTTCTAATTCTGGCATGTGCTTCATTCGATACAAGAGCTCTGAAAGCAACCCTATTTGTCTAGAGGTAGGGTCTATGATATCCACTAAGCTCAACTCTTTTGATATTTCCCTACAGCGCTCTAGGTTGTGGTATACATCATTGATCTCAAAGTCGCCGCTAAGTGCTTTTTGGTATAATGTTTTGTAAATACTCATATTAAAATTTAATAAAAACTTGACAGTAATGTTTTATATAATATATATTTAATTAAGTTTGTTTAGTTTGGTTGGGTTTTTTATAATAGTACTATAGTATATATAGTATTTATAGTAAGTAGTATATATTATATATATATTATATATATAGTACTATAGTAGTATAGTATTTATAGTAGTATTATATATATATTATATATATAGTATATAGTAATGTAGTAATTATAGTATCGGCTTAGTACTTTTTAGTATCCGCCCCAGCAAAACTTCCAAAAAATTCTAAAAAAAAATATTAGTATGCGTGTCTCTCTTTTATTTCACATGACCCTCCCCCCAATCCGTTTTCAGGTTAGGATTATTGTATTGAAAAAAGCAAATTGACTTTAGCCGTTATAATTTTACGTGGCAAATTATTTTCAGAAAGTTTAATTATTATGGAACTTTATTGAACTACCAAGCGTATACTAATTGTAATTAGTTTTTTAACAATTAGACTTATTGGTTGCTACCCGTGAACTATTCAGTTGATGCGCGAAATACTGAAGGTAGTAACCGCCTTATAATGAATAATGTACTATGAGGTATATACCTTAAATAAATTTCTTAAATAAAAAAAACAGGAGTTAACATGTTAAATACAAATACGCTACAAGTGATAACTAACCCTAGTAATATCATTGATGTTGAAACAGTAGACAAACCTATGATAGTGAATTCTTTTAACTCTTCATTAGACCCGTTTACTGAAATACAGAAACTACCATTACAAACACAATATGGTGGATTATCTAAGGCTCATTCAATACGAATGATGTGTAAAGGAAAAGATACTGAGATGGGTATTGTGAAAGAAAACTACCTATGTATTTCTAATAAAGAGATATCTGAGGTAGGTTTTGAAATTCGTAGGGCGTCAGGTATGCGGTGGGAGTTACAGAAAGTATTCTTTGATGGTAAAGTGTTTAGGGAAACATGGTTATGTACTGATAGAGGACTACAATCTGAGGTACCTGTAGTTGGTGACATTGTTGGTTTAGTCATGGAAATAGTTAATAGTTATGATAGTAGTACTAAAGCTGGAATTCTATGCTATTTTATGAGACTTGCATGCGAAAACGGTATGAGGTCTAAAACACATAAGTTTGGTTATGAGTTTAGACATACTTTAAATAATGAACTTGACTGGCAATCTGAGATTAATCAATCAGTTATACAACTTACTGGTAATAATCCTCAGTATATGCTTAATCGGTTTTCTGAAGCTTGTGGTAAATTACAGAAACCTATTGATTTTCATGAGTTAAAGCTACTTTCAGAAAATAATGCTTATCTAGGAAAACTACCTACTCAGCAATATGGTCAGATTGTAAAGAATATGCTAGTTTCAAAAGAGTACCCTCAAAGTGGTAATGAGTTTACAGCATGGGACTTATTGAATAGTGGTACTGAAATACTTTGGCATCAAAAAAAGATAACTCAAGGAGCTATCAAGAATAATGCTTTAGTAGTTGATGGACTTTTACAATATGGTAAAGATACATACGATGCACCATTTGTAGATCCTAATCAAACTGACATGTTTCAATCATAACAGTAACCAGAGACAGGGAGCCGAAAGGCTCCCTTTTCTCTATTTTTTTATTATTTTTTATTATTTGTGCACGTAGGTAGATTGTGCACGTAAGTAGGTTTGCCTATATTTATTAAATTCTGTGCACGTAGGTAGGTATTTTATAAACTTTGTGCACGTAGGCAGGTAAACCCCTGTATTTTGTGTAAATGCGCTGAAATTGTGTAAATAAATCTTTGTATATAATCAAGTATATCTATATAGCAATTCATAATATATTATATAAGTTAAATATTATACCCCGTACCCCGTACACAACCCCCATAAAAAAAGATTAATTTATTTCATTTATTTTGGAACTATTTAAAGCAGTAGGCGTATAGTATATATAAAACAAAACAAGGAATAAAAAATGGATGCAACACAATTAATTTTAAAAGGGTTAGGAAAAAGAAAAGTTAAGTCAATATTAAACCAATGGATAAAAGACCAAATTAACAGAGCTTTAGAGTATGGTTATCCATTTGAATTTGATTCTTATATACATTTAGAGAAATATGGGGTAAACGGATTTGAAGAAGATGGGGTAGAAGCAGACGAGTTATTTAAGTTTATTGGAAATAAAATATAATTACAACAAGCATAAATTAAAAAGTATAACAAGTAATAAAACAAAAAGGAGTAAATAAAATGATTAAACAAGTAGATAAGTTCACAGTTCAGTTAACAGGTTTTGATTTATTCACACACTTACAAACCAAACATGATTGGAGTGACAAAAAAACCATTGGATTTATGAAGGAAAACAATCAAGATATTTCTTTTTATAAAAAATATGAGCAGATAAAAAAGGAATATTTGCAAAAACAAAAAAGGAACAAGAAAAAAGTGTATAAAACAGAAACGGCAACAACAAGAACAACACTAGACAAGTATAAACAAAATCTAAAAGTTGATTATCATAATATATGGAGTTATGATACAAAAGTTGCAGATATAGACCACATAAAAAGAACCATTACACCTTTGGGTTGGTGGTCTGTAACCACATCAAAGCACATAAATTATGTAGGTTCTGAGTACGGATACGAGGTACAGAAAGCAAACTAACTTACAGAAATTAAAGGGAGTGTTTAAACGCTCCCTTTAGGAGAAATTATGAAAGAAACATACTACACAGCAACAGAGAGTTTTAAGGTAACATTGATTTTCAAAAAAAATAAAGATGGTGTGTTGAAATTACAAGAGACAGAAACTGTAAAAGGGTTTAAGAACGATATAAAAGAATTGAAAAATAATTTGGAACATTTAACAAATAGCGTAGTTAGATAAATAAACAAAGGAGTAAATAATGAAAGATAGTAAATACAATGGTTGGACAAATCATGAGACTTGGAACTTTAATTTGTGGATAACAAACGAGGAGTCAGATTACAACCACGCTTTAGAACTTGCTGAAGATTCTGAAAATCCATACGAACTCAGTAAAAAGCTAAAATTGTGGGCAGAAGAAAGGGCAGAAGATTATAAATATATTGAACAGTCCACTTTTTCATTACTTTTTAGTGGATTTATAATGGATATGATTAACGCTTCTATAAAAGAGGTCAATTTCTATGAGGTGGCTGAACATCTGTGGGAAGACATAACGCAGAGAACGAAAGAAAGAAATGAATTGTGGGGGGAAGAGTAATGAAGAAAGCAATAACCTTTTATTACGACCATCATAGTGGTGAACTGGCAAGTACTAAAATACATAAGAGTTTCCAAAGGGTTGACTCTTTAATGAAAGCTGATGTATTACAAGATTGTTTAGGGGAGCTGAAGTATTTATATGATGAAGCTACTGGAACATACTTCAATAAAGACTTGCAAGAGGCAAAAGAGTTGTGTGAAACACTAAATAAAAAAGGGAGTTTTAAATGAGTAAAATAAAAGAATATTATGTTGATTTTTCATGTATGATCGTCAATGCAGAATCCTCAAAACAAGCAGAGGATATTGCACTTGATTTCTTAAAAGAAAATGGACTATCACCTCAGATATGCAACATAGAAGAGTCAGGAGATAAAGAGCCAGATGAGGTCGGTATTCATGCTGAGGACACATTCCATGTTACAAAAACTATTAGCTTTCACAGAGTGTGGAATAGAAGAGGTTCTGACCATGTTAACAAAAGCGAACAAGACCTTTTAAATGAGGTTTAAACGGGAACTTATCAAGATAAGGAGTGTATACATGCCATACCCAATGAAAAAAAAAGGAGAATAAAATGAGAAGGTCAAAAGAATATAAAGAGTTATACGAAGAGCTAATTGAATTAAGATTAAAACATTGGGATACGGATGATTATAAACAATATTATCTTGACATGGTTCTTGATGTGGATTCCTTTAGAGAAGCACATGATAATTATATATGGAATACTTACGACATAGAAAGCGTAAAGGAAAGCCTTGAGGAAGAAAGACTTGTTGCAGAACATGTAAAACATAAAGATGAGATATTTGAAGAATTGTTAAATACCTATAGGAAATGTTTAAATCGCAAAGTCAGAAGTTCTATTTCTGATGAGCAGTATGGATATGCAAAGGCATTAGAATGGGTATTAGGTCTTGATAAGGATGAAGAAGCAAAAAAGTTTCAGTTTATATATGAAGGGAAGGAAGAAAGGAAGAGGAGTGTGGTGGAGTAAAATGAAATATATTTTATTACTTATCATTTGTTGTAGTTGTAGTATGAACATACCGTCACATAAGATCACCGACAGAGATAGATATGTGCATGATTACAACCAACCAATATATAATTTAAATAAAACATTGCAACTATATTGCAAAAGCCACAGGCAATGGGAAAGAGTGCGAATGTTATCAACAAAAAATGGAACTATTTTCATTGTTGGTGCGTTAAAATAAAAAAGGAGAAAAACTAA